AGTTCTTAATACTTTTGGGTTAAGTCCACTCCAAGGATCTTTTGTTACCCAAGCATCTTTAAATTCCGAACTATCAGATTCAATGGCTACTGAATTAGCAATTGGTGCTCAAGCTAATGGAAATCAAACAATGTCTAATGCAACAACCTTTTCAACATATAGTAAAGGGTTAAAAGATGTGTTAATGGTTCAAAAAACATCAACAATTAAAAATAAAAAATTCTGGTCATCAGAAGATGGTGAAAAAAAAGAAGATATTTTATGCAAACAATGGGAGGAATCTGATGGAGATACAAATTTTGATCAAGTATATAATGATAGAGAATTTAACCCAGATACAGGTTATATTGGAGGTTTAAAATCAATAACCTCTACTTTTGCCCCTGCTATTATAGGAAGATATGTTAATGAGAATAAAGCACCAATGTCTTTCTTTTTACCTTTTAAACTAGATTTAACCATGCATGGTTTAGGGGGTATTAAAATATATGATGGTTTTCAAGTAAATGGTAGAGGCCTCCCAGCAACATACGATCCTACTTCAATAAAATTATTAGTTAAAAGTTTAAGTCATACTGTAAGTTTAGAAGGATGGAAAACTAAAATTTCTACAATATCTTTCCCACTTAGTGATGTAACAGCAACTTCCGAAGGTGGAGAAGGAAGAGCAACACCAGCAGTATCCATCGGAACAGGAACGGCATCCTTTGGAGCAGGAGGATCAAGTAATTATACATCCCCAGGAATTACAGGAGTATTTGATATAGATTTAACAAGAACCCTTAACAGTGCATCAAGAATGAAAATTGTTAATGCTTTTGGATGGCCTATTACTGTTCAAAGTAGAGGAGGAAAGACTTACGGTAAGAAAATAGGAATGAATGGTTCAAGAGTAGTTTATGAAATAGACCAATCATATAAAACTAAAAATAATAAACCATTTTCATATACATTTAAAAATGGAGATAAATTTACATCAAGATCTCTTCACCAAGGAATCCATGCAGCTTTAAGATCATCCTTCCAAGCTTTAGATAATGCAGGTATTGGCAAAGCTGGAATCAAGAACTTAAGTGCAAGTGTGTATGCCCGAGATACAACAAATGCCCCTGGACTTTTATCAGGACACTCATTTGGGGTAGCTATGGATTTTAACTCGGATATTTATAAGTATGGAAATGCAGGTTACAAACAATGGGAAAAAGATGTTAAAAATAAAAAGAGTAAGAATTATAAATATGCTAAAGCTGTTGATATTCTTCAAAAGACTGGTTTATGGGTTTGGGGTGGAAATTATAAGAAAACAAAAGATGCTCACCACTTTACATTCAAACCTTATAGTAGTTAATTATGGCTTATATTCCTTTAAATAAAATAGTAACTAACCTCTACACTAATGGGGAAGAATATATGTTCCTTAATGGGGATGAGTATATAGGATATTATTATAAACTTTATACTGGGGAAATTAAAACAGGCAAAACCCCAAATAATCTTCCTAATGGGGGGGAAAGAATATACCCCATAATCCAAACCCAACAAAATACCCCAAATACTACCCTTATTCCATCTTTTGTAAATGAAGATGGTCCTCCTTACCCTGATGGTATGAGTGAAGATAATACAATTATTGGAAATAATCAAACTTACACATACCTAAAAGAAGGAGTAGTAGTAGATATTACCCGTAATAATCCTAATTATTATTATTCTCAACCAATCCCAGAAGATTATAAAATAGGAGTATTTACTAGATATTTTTGTTATAAAAATAATGAAAATTTATATCTAGAAATTGATAAAGATACTTTTGATAGTTTAAAAGGGAAATATAATGATTGGAATTGGGAAAACTGGACTGCTTTTACTCTTCCTTGGACTTTAACAGGTAATGAAAGAGAAGTACAACAAGTTAATTATAACATTTCTACTTTACAAGAACGTAGAAATAAAAGAACGGGTTTTAAGTTATTTTTAAAATATAATTATACTAAATTTTACCAACCTTCAATAGAAAATACTAATAGTACTGAATCTAACCAACCATCCCCAACCCCTAGTACTTCTAATACTATAAATGGAAGTATAGGAGGATATTAAAATTTCCTTTTAACTTGGTTGATCAAATATAATTTTGTATATTGATCAAAATAAAAGTTATGTACTGGCTGATTGAAACAGAAGAACAATTATTAGAATTATCTAAATTTGGTTATGAAGAAGCATTCGTAGAGCTAATCCCATATTCAAATACTATACACCCTGTTAAAAACAATATTTGTGCTGTCTATATTCGACCGTTAAATTCAACAAAAGGATTTATTACATCGATTGACCATAGTGAAACATTACCACTTGATATAGACGCTATAATGTTGCAATTAAACGCATTTAAAAAAATATATGTTAGAGATAAAAAAGAATTCTTACATTATTTTATTTTAAAAGAGCTTTATGACATTACGCTTAACTCGCCTCCGTATATACAAGAATATACACAAACACATAACTTTTTTTATAGCAAATACCCAAATAAAATAGATATAAACCGCATTATTCCGATAGTAAAACACTATGAATATTGCGAGAAATTGTTTAATGATTTAAAACCAAGAATAAATGAACCAATCAATGAATTTTACAACAATAGAGCCACAGTGGTGTTCAACGCCATTGAGCAAAGTGGTCTACGAGTTAATAGAGAAGAATTCGAATCGCGTTTTCACTTACTCGATTCAGAATACGCCTACACTCAATTCAACTTTAAAACACTTACAGGAAGACCCGCAAACAGATTCGGAGGAGTAAATTATGCGGCGATTAATAAAGATAACGGGGACCGAAAGTCTTTTATCCCACGTAATGATATTCTTTTTGAGTTGGACATTAGTGCTTATCATCCTACTCTTTTGGCTAAGTTGGTCGATTATGATTTTGGCGATGAGGATATTCATATGGCCTTTGCAAAAATGTATGGGGTGGATTACAAAAAAGCTAAAGAACTAACATTTAAGCAAATGTATGGTGGAGTTTTTGATCAATATAAAGATCTGGAATTCTTTAAAAAAATGACAGTATATACTGACGATTTGTGGGATACTTTCCAATATGGAGGTTCAATTGAATGTCCTATTTCAAAACATATATATAGGAAAGATGTGTTAGAAGATATGAAACCACAAAAATTATTGAATTATGTTCTTCAAAACTTGGAAACATCAATGAACGTTTGTATATTGTGGGAAATATTTAAAATATTAAAAGGTAGAAATACTAAATTAATACTTTACACATATGATTCTTTTTTATTAGATGTAGATAAGACAGAAAAAAAAGTTATAGAAGAAATATTAGAAGTATTTAAAAATAAAAAATTGCAAGTAAAATATAGTTATGGAGACACATACGATTTTAAATAAACCTCGTAATATGTATAAGGTAGACGATTTCATTGATTTCGACCCCTTAAAGATACACGATTTGAATAATAAACTGTTTTGTACGTTTACTACTTTGGAAGACTTAGATAGTCTACTTGATGGTTTAACCTCAAAGTATAGAATAATGTACAATAAAATATTTGTACTTTATATTAAGAGCAATGATGAGTATGTATGTACTTATAACATTGATCAGGGGAATATTTCTGAGATTCCATCTAATACTATCTTAGTTCATAGAAAAAAAGATTCAAATACCCTTTATACAATTAATGCTTTAAATGAGTTAATTAAAAATTTAAATGGTGGTATTGTTGATACAAAATTCCCAATTGAATGGCAACATTATAAAAACACCATTTTACTCACTCAGCATGATGAATTAAAGCAACTAAAAACAAAAATTTACAAAATTATTGAATTATAGTTTGGTATCCCCAACTATCGTTCGTATATTAGTTATCAATAAATAAAAATAAGTTATATTATGGATTTAAATGTGATTAAACAGCGCTTGGACTCACTAAACAAGCAATCAACTAACAGTGGTGGAGGTAACAATAAAAATCTCTTCTGGAAACCCTCAGTAGGTAAACAACTCATTAGAGTAGTTCCTTCAAAGTACAATAAGGCAAACCCATTTACGGAAATGATGTTTTATTATGGCATTGGAAGTAAAAGAGTAATGGCATCACCTCAAAATTGGGGAGAAAAAGATCCTATTATGGAATTTGCAAAGCAACTTCGTAACACTAATGATAAAGAAAATTGGAGGTTAGCTAAAAAGCTAGATGCTAAAGTTCGTACTTTTGCTCCTATTATTGTTAGAGGTCAAGAAGATGAAGGAGTTAAATTATGGCAATTTGGTAAGGAAGTTTATCAAGAATTTTTGAATATGGCTGCTGATGAAGAAATTGGTGATTATACTGATATTGTAGAAGGTAGAGATATTAAATTAACTACTGTAGGACCTGAAGTTACAGGAACACCTTATAATAAAACATCAATTGGACCTTCATTAAAAGTTACTCCACTTTCAGATGATGAAGCTGTAGTAAATACTTTATTAAATGATCAAGCTGATCCTATGAAAGTATTTAAACCACTTTCATATGATGAAATGAAACAAGCACTTCAAGAATGGTTAGCACCTGAAGGAGAAGAGGAAGAGGATTCGATTATATCTGAACCTGCAGTTTCATTTGATAGTGATGAAAAAAAATCTAATTATTCATTAGATACTACACCATCAACAGTTAAAAAGTCAAAAGCAGATCAATTTGATGATTTGTTTGGAGATGATGAAAAAACCAACGATTTACCGTTTTAAATAAAGTTATATGGCAAGAAAGAAAAAATCGCTATCGGAGGCAGTCTCCTCAGAAATTAAAGCAAGTTTTAATTTAGACAGTTTTAAAAATAAAAAAGGACTATCTTCAAAAGCAAAATTTAAAGAACAAACATGGATTCCACTTTCTGATGCCTATCAAGAAATAACATCAGTACCAGGTATTCCTCAGGGTCACATCGTATTGCTTAGAGGACATTCAGATACAGGTAAAACGACTGCCATGATTGAAGCAGCAGTATCCGCTCAAAAAAGAGGGATACTGCCTGTTTTCATTATTACAGAGATGAAATGGAATTGGGAGCATGCTGTTCAAATGGGACTAGAAGTTAATGAAGTTGTAGATGAAGAAACAGGTGAAGTTTTAGATTATAATGGTAGTTTTATTTATGTAGATAGAGAAACTATTAATTCAATTGAAGATGTAGCTGGATTTATTTTGGATTTACTTGATGAACAGAAAAAAGGCAATTTACCGTATGATCTGTTATTTTGTTGGGATTCAATTGGGTCTGTGCCTTGTGAAATGTCGTTAAAATCTAACAAGAATAATAATGAATGGAACGCAGGTGCTATGTCAACTCAATTTGGAAATAATGTTAACCAACGAATTGTAATGTCTAGAAAGGAAAGTAATCCTTATACTAATACTTTAGTTGCAATTAACAAAGTGTGGACATTAAAAGCAGAATCACCTATGGGACAACCCAAACTAATGAATAAAGGTGGATATGCTATGTGGTTTGATTCTACATTTGTAGTTACATTTGGTAATGTTATGTCAGCTGGAACATCTAAAATTAAAGCAATTAAAGATGGTAAGCAAGTTGAATTCGCTAAACGTACTAACCTTCAGATTGATAAAAATCACATTAATGGAGTTACTACTAGAGGTAAAATTGTAATGACACCTCATGGTTTTATTCTTGATGATGAAAAAGCACTTAAAGCTTATAAAGAAGAGCACAAAGAAGCCTGGAAGCAAATTTTAGGTGGTGGTGATTTTATTATTGCTGAAGAAGATGAAGCATATACAGACATTACATCTCATACAGATGAACCCAAATAAAAATTAGGTTACCTGGGGGGAATTTCGTATATTCCCCCCATAATTAAATGCACATGAAGCAAAAAGATTTACTTAAGCTCCTTGATAATATGGAGGAGCATGGAGAAGAAACTGTAGAAGGAGAAAGAATTCTAATGATAGATGGATTAAATCTATTTTTTAGAAACTTTGCAATGATGAATATGGTAAATCCTGATGGTATTCATATTGGGGGTTTAGGTGGATTTTTTAGATCGTTAGGAGCCGAGATTAGAAGAGTAAATCCTACTCAAGTTTATGTTATATTTGATGGTGCCGGTTCCTCTAATAATAGGAAAAATATACTCCCTGAATATAAATCAGGAAGAGATTTACAACGTATTACTAATTGGGATGCTTTTGATAATTTAGAAGATGAACATGATGCTAAAGTAGATCAAATGGTTCGTATTATCCAATACCTGAAAACATTACCAGTAAAAACACTATCTATTCCAAAAGTAGAAGCTGATGATGTTATAGCTTACCTTTCAAGTGTTGTTCCTAAAGATCCTAAAGATAAAGTTTTTATAGTATCTTCTGATAAAGACTTTTTACAATTAATAAATAAAAATGTTATTGTATATCGTCCTATGGAAAAAGAATTTTACACTGAAGAAACAGTAGTAGAAAAATTTAAAATGTCTCCTACTAATTTTATTCTATATAAAACATTAATGGGTGATAATTCAGATAAAGTAGCAGGAGTTAAAGGATTAGGTCCAAAAAAATTATATAAATTATTTCCTGAATTAAGTGAAAGAGATATGTCATTAGATGATATTTACAATATTTGTGAATCTAAATTTAAAGAAAATGTCATATATGCTCGTATAATTCAAAATATAGATGCTCTAGAACGAAATTATAAAATTATGGATTTATCAAATCCTATGATTGATAAAAATGATGAAAGTTATTTAAATGAGGTTGTTAAATCAAAAGATATTCATTATATTCCCGATCAGTTTATTGCCATGTATAACGAAGATAAGTTAGGTGGTATGATTAGAAATTTAGATTTTTGGTTAAAAGATATATTTGAATCCCTACAATTAAAATAAAAAATAAATAAAAGTTATGACATTATTAAATTTAAATCAGTATGGTACTACTTTCCAAATAAAAGTAATATCATCTTTACTTACACATAAAGAATATTTAATAAATATTCATGATATTATAAGTGAAGAATATTGGGATAATCAAGCACATCAATGGATTATTAAAGAAATAATTAAGTATTATGATAAATACCATACTAC